AGGCTTTAAAATCCATTTGGTGAATGATATTTACAACGATGAGAATGGTGCTAATTTTGACGCTGATTTAGTATTATATGATTTAAGAGATATAATACTTTCTCCAAGTGTAGGGCTTTCTCAATTTTGCCCTACGGCTTGCGGAACTATGAACTGTGTATCTGAAGGAGAAGAACAAGACCACGATAATGTGAATGTTTACATCTTGGAATTTGTGTGTAATTTCACCGACTCAAAAGGCAGTAAATTTGACGATGGGCAGGCATTTATCGAAACTCAGGAAAATTTAGACTTAACAACGGTGCAAGGCGGTATTCCTGTGCCCGTAATTGATACAACTAATCCTTATAGAATTTAAATATGGCTAGAACAGTAGATGTAATTAATGCTTCAATCGTTTCGACTATCGCCGCAAATTTTGCATCGGCAGGAATAACCATCGACACGGTAAATTGGAGTCGTAGGAATATCATAAGACTCTTTTGTTATTCTTTCGCTATTTGTACAGCGTATGTCGAACAATTGATGGATGCGTTGCAATTAAGTTTGGAAACAACAGCGGCAAAAACCCCAGCAGCATCTCAATTGTGGATTCAGGCAAAAATGTTTTTATTCCAATACTCTACCGCAAACCCTCAAGTAATTCAATTAATCAATATGGTTCCTCAATATTTGACTGTCGACCCAACATTGAATATAATCACGGCTTGTGCTGTTTCTTCTTCTGTGCCAAACGAAGTTGTCGTAAAAGTAGCAAGGACGATAACCGGGAGTCTGGCGGCTTTAGCGAGTGGAGAATTAGTGGCGGCACAGGCTTACATAAATACAATCGGGGATGCAGGGGTGAACTACCAGGTTCAAAGTACCAATCCCGACAGGATAATGATCGCGGCAGACATTTACTATAGCGGGCAGTATTCTTTAATATCGGGGACTGTAGTTACAACTCTTGTTTCATTTCTTCAAAACTTATCTTTAACTAATTTCGATGGAGCTATAAAGGTTACGGATTTAGAAGCGGCAATTAGGAGCGTTACAGGGGTGAACGATGTTGTTCTGAGGAACGTAAAAGTAAGGGGAGATTCTACGTTATATGCAAATGGTATCTATATAGTAAGCAATAGTACGACTATTCAAAGACAATGGAATACTATTGCCGGATATTGCGACCAAGAGGCAATCGGCTCAGGATATGATTTCGCAACGACCCTAAACTATATAGCAGAATGAGCTTCTACGACTTTAATATAAACAACAGCCTTATTAATATCCTTCCGCCTGATAAGCGGAACCCAAACAATACGACTTTTATTCAGTCGTTATTGTCGGGGCTTCAATTTGCGCACGATGCTTTTTTTAATACGTATTATCAAAATGATTTATCCGAAAGAATACAATATAATGGGAGCAAGGTAGTTTTAGAATATGCGTTAAACAAACAATTTGGGGGCGCGTTTAGGCAACCGCCAAATTTAAGCCGTATTTTTATAACAAATTTACCCTCTTCGTCCACGGGATTTCATATCGGACTTACCGAATCGGGAACTTCGAGCGTCGGGCTCACATTGGCATCGGATGCAATTGGGAACAGTTACCCGTTCGGATATGCGAATAATTTTCAAATAAGCATCCCAACGGCACTTTTTACAAATAACGAAACAATCAGGGTCTTTGTCAATAAATACGTTACTTACTCATTAAATTATACAATTGTTCAGGTATGAAAAAACTAGATTTATCGGCAGTAACAGACGCTGCGCAATTTTACCCAAAGAAAGGAACTTTTAATTTCTTGCAATTAGCATTTCAAGAAGGCTTTAGCAGCATCATTGAAACATTGATAGGGTCGGCATATAATCCTTCAATTGTTTATATTTTGAGCGGGGTGGGTGTTAATATAGGTGGAGTCATTTATTATAACCCAAATTTTGTTGGAGTTACTACAAATTACATGACTGGTTATGCTTACTACAATGGAGAGTTTTTTATAATCACAGCGAGTACAATAACGCCAACAACGGGACAAGTTCCTCTTTTTATTTTAAATAGCACCTCATACACGACAAATGCCGATCCTGTTACGTTCACAGACCATACAACGCACAACATCCATATCATACGTTCTTTGTCGATTGTGGCAGGGGCGGTTGGTGGTTCAGGAACTACTGGCTACATTTATGATTTTGAAAACTCAATCCGGCTTGTCGATATTAATAGGCTTGTCGATATGTTTAGCGCGCAAACCATAGCGGGGGTTAAGACCTTTTCAAATTCCCCGATAGTTCCTACGCCATCGATAGGTGATAATTCAACAAAGGCGGCTTCTACTGCTTATGTGGATAGAGCCTTTTCTCCACCACATCCAGTTCTTGCGGCTGGGAATGTCAATGTAGGGGATGTTGCAGCCGGAGCCGGCACGAGTGTAACAATAACCTTTTCTGCGGCGATAACGGCAGCCTATGTGGTCAATGGCGCGGTTATTGCGAGTTCATCTAACCTGACAATTGATACGGGTGTCTCTTGGAGCATTTTTAATAAAACAACCACAGGCTTTAGTATTCACTTTCAAGAATACGCAGGAGGGACTCAGACTATCTCATTTGATTATTCAGTAATTGCCGTATAATGGAGAATCCAACTTTAGACTTAAGCAACTATCAATCGCAAGGCAATGTTGCGATTGACATGGTAGCGAATGCCATTATCCACGAAAGGAAACAAGGCGTTAACCCTGATTTAATCACTTTAAACCCGCCATATTTCGCGATGCTCAAAGCGTGGGTCCGTAAGAACTACGGAGCAAGGAAAGCAAAATCAGAATTTTATTTGGACGGCGTGAAAATCGAAATGGACGAATGGAATAAAAAGCGGGCTTTATTAGTGCATTACATTCAAAAAGCATAATATGGGTAAAAATAGAATTGACACAACGCTCCCTCCTGTTCATTGCAGACTTGTTAAGGCTATTTCTACCGCTACGGGTAAGTCGCAAAGCCAAATCATAGCGGAGGCTGTAAAGCACCGATTTGATAATATGCCTCAACATGAAAAAGAGAGGCTTTTAAACAAATAATTAGTTTTTTTTTGAAAACGCTCGGATTAAATTCCGAGCGTTTTTTTTGTTATATTCCCAAAACATGTTGTACAACATATAAATGTACGGCACTATATTAAAATATTATGTTATGTAAACTATATTTGCATCAAAATAAATTCACATGACCTATTGTATTGACCCATCAGCCGACGAACCGATTCTTTTAATCAATAAACATATTGGTTATGACACGGACGAAGGACAGGGCATTGATGGAGCTTTATTTCAACAAGAACTTTTACAACTTGACACATTAGGCAAAAAAAGAATACAAGTTTGGATTAATTCACCCGGTGGGGTGGTAATGGATGGATATAATATTTATTCAACCATTTTAAAGACCAAGACCCCTGTTGATACTTACGCTGTGGGTGGGGTTGCCTCGATAGCAGCCGTTATTTTTCAAGCAGGTAGAAAAAGAATAATGACCGACTACAGTTGGTTAATGTATCACAACCCTTTCGGGGGAGATGACAAAGAGATGCTTGCGACAATGAAAGAAAGCCTTGTGAAAATGATTGAACAACGCTGCAAGATGACTGATACAGAGGTGGAAACAATGCTCAATAGGACATCTTTTATTCCAGCAGCAGAGGCTTTAATAATGAACCTTTGCGATACGATAGATGAAAGCAAGAATGAAAATTCAAAATATCTTAAAAAAATATCAAATGAAATGCCTGTAATGAGCTTTCATAATGAATGCAATAAAGTATTAAATTCAATAATTAATAATCAAACACAAAGCAACATGATTAAAGTATGTATGCGTTTAGGGTTAAATGATGCAGCCCCCGAAGATTCAATTGTAAAAGCAATTGATGCCATCGAAAACAGAGCAAAAAAATCCGAAGCCGAAGCCGAAGACTTGAAAAAAGAAAAAGCGGAAGACAAGATTAAGAACGATGACGACATGGATAAGTTAAAAGCTAAATTAAAAAAAGCTGAAGACGACAAAGCCAAAGCCGATGCTGCCTACGACGATTGCAAATCTCAACTGGATGCTATCGAAAAGGACAAAGCAAAATCTGAGGAAGATGCTAAAAAAGCCGAAGCAAAAAACATGATTGAAAACTTTGCTAAAATCGGACGTATCAAAAACGAAGAAACCGTAAAATTGCAGTGGACAAACACCGCTTTAAAATTGGGTATTGACGAAGCAAAAGAAATGATTGAATCACTTCCTTTGAACGCAAAAGCTCCGGTTCTGAATGTCGTGGAAAATAAATTGCCGGACGGAGAAATCCCAACAACTGCAATTGGACTGATGGCTAAGTTGAAAAATCAAAGAGCTGCAAAACAAATCAAATAAGATAAAAAGATATGGCATTAGTTATTAACGATACCACATACGCTGGTACATTTGCAAGTTACTTTTGGTTACCTGCAACTTTCGGAATGGACACCGTTACAAAAGGTGTTGTTTATGTAAAAGACGGGATTAAGAAAGCTCATACTATTGGACGTATGGATTTTGCTAACCCGTTCCAAACTCGCAAGCCAACTCCAACATCAAGCGGCACATTTACAGTTGATGGCAGAGTCTTGACTCCACAGGATTTAATGATTTATACTGAGTTTGACCCTCGTGACTACGAAGCTCATTGGTTGGCTGAACAATTAAGCCCTACCTTGCTTGCTCGCGAATTGCCTGTTGAAGCAGAAAACTACATGATGCAAATTGCGCTTTCTCGTTCTTTCGAATGGGTGGAGCAAGAATTATGGATGGGTTCGACAACTTACACCGCAATACCAGGTTCTGCCGGAAATGGTCAAATCTGTTTCTTTGATGGTTTCTTGAAAAAAATGATAAACGATACAGCCGTTTATCAAATTCCTAATCCGCTTCCACTTGTTTCTACTGCTTCAGTAACTTCGACCTCTACAAATATCCTTACGGCTATGGACGAGTTGAAAAACTATGCAGCCGCAAACAAAAAAGCGTTGATGGCTCGTCCGGATCGTTTCAAGAGAATGAAGTACCTGATGTCAATCAATTCAGAACAAATCTATCAGGATGCGTCTGTTGCGATTACCTTTAAAGGTCAAATTACCCAATCGGGTGAAACTCAACCTTGGAAGGGCTTTGAAGTTGTTGGTTTGGCTGGTATGCCGGATAATACAATCTTGTTCGTTGAAGCTACTGATAACGTAGATTCAAATCTTTACGTAGGGATGAACTCGACCGAGGACAACAACTTACAATTGCAAAAATTACAAGCAAATTCAGAAATATTCTTCTTGAAGGGGTTGATGAAATTTGATGTTCAATACGGATTTTCGGAACAAGTGTTCTTGTACACTACCCTTACGGCTGCAACATTTACAGCTTAAATTAATTGAGAGGGTTTAAATGTACCCTCTCGTTATATTAACACATAAAATTTAGAAAAATGAAAAAGTTTTTTGGAATTATATTATTGCTTTTTGTCGTTCTTTTGGCTTCGGCTCAATCGGTTACACCTCGTTTTGGTAGTGGTTTAAAAAACCAAGACAATACAGGACGTGTGATTACTTACAATGTGGCTACTTCAACAGACGCTGTAGGGGCTGACTCTTTAAGTATTAAAACTAATGCCTCGGAAACTATCTACAAGATAGCGATGACCGATAGTTTGTATTTAAAGACTCCAGTTGTTACATCGGCTAATTATTGCGACAAGCTTACTTTAATCCTTACATCCACAACTGGCACTCCAAAATTGAAAATTGCAACGGGTGGGAGTTGGGTTTCTTCGGGTACGGCTACACTTTCGACCGGGCTTAAAGGAATAATCACATTTGTATTTGATGGTACTAAATGGGTAGAGTCAGGGCGTTCAATTCATTGATATGGATTATAAGAAAATTTTTG